CATTAAAAGTTCCATCATTATTAGAAGTAGAATCTAAAGCCAAACCACTAGCTTCTCCAAGATGCCATACAGCTTTAAAATTAGAATCCCAAACATTTTCTGCATCTTCTCCATCAACTGCTGCACCATTACCATAATAGATATATAAATCTGTATCTACAGAAGAACTAACAGAAGGAATTTTTACCCAATATTCAGCCTTTTCATTTATATTATCATGTCTTTCTCGTTCAAATTTTAAAAGAGTTTCTCCATCATCAGAAGTAAATCTTAAGTCTGCTCCATCTGCCTTTGCTAAATTAAAATCAAAATTTGTATTATCTAATTTTACTAAAGTAGGAAAATCTGTTAAAGAAAATTGGTCCTCAGTTCCACTTCCTGAATTATAAATTGTGGAAATTTGTGTAGCTCCTAACTGTTGATTGTATAATCTAACATCGTCTAATAATCCATCAAAATTTCCCCCACCAATTCCTACTGCCCCTATTGTTATATGTGAATTAAGATTAGTATATGTATCTAAACCAGTTAAGGTTTCAACATAAACACCATCATAATAAAAATCCCAAGTATGAGTTGCGTTATCTACTACAAAAGCAATATGATGCCAACCAGATTCAACAGATTTACTTGTTGTATCCGAATTATTACTTATCCCATCTGAACTTGTTCCAACAGCCCAATTATCTGAATCACTACTAATAAATACAGACCATGTCCTATTATCATCTGCGTAATCATACATCGAAACACAGAAAGTATTAACGGAGTAATCAATAATATCAGAATTTGCCCAAAAAGCAATAGTCATTTTATCACTATATAACGAAGAATCATAAGGTACAAGTATATAATCATCCGAACCATTAAAATGTAAAGCCTCGTTGATTTTACCAGCTTCGCTAATATCTGCTGTATTATCACCACCATTTAAAGTTCCGTCATTGTTGCCAACAGAGTCTATAACATTAGTAGTAGCTAAATCATCATTTAATTTCCAATGAGCTACAATACCTGTATCAACCTTAGTATGGTCTATAGTTAATTTTTTTCTGTAGTCCCATCCACTCAAAAATGACATTATTTAATTCCCCTCTTCCAAAATTTGTAATTAGTTGATTTTCCCCGATATTCTTTTCCTAATGATAAAACTCGTTTAGTAATATCGCCTTTCTGATATTTATTTTATCCGTCTACACCAACTAAACTTACTCTATAAGACGTAACCATATCATTTTTTAATCCCATAATATATATAAATCTTACTTTATTTCCTGAAACACTATCATTAAGTTCATTACTTTTACCCATCCAATCACATTTAGGATGTTTTGTACATCTAAAAACTAATTTTTTACTTATAATATTTCCTTTGTTATCTTTAGACATCAAATAACTCATCTTAGCTAATGAACCACATTTAGGACATTTACCAATGGGAGCTTTAAATGTATTTGTTGCCTCAAAAAAACAAAAATAAGACTCAAATCCTTCTAATAATATTGCCTCTCCAGTAGCTAGATAATATTCAAGTCTAGCTATAGCCTTATTTGGGATTTCCATCCATTTAGAATCATGTATATTTTCCCCGCCATTATAACTAGTACCATCGGTAAACTTAATTAAGTATAGCATTATAAAACTCCTAACATATCAAGCTCTTTTTTAAAAAATATCATAATGTTAACATTATGATATATGTGTTTAAATAACTTCATTTTATATTTAGCACTATCTCTAAACCATCCTTTAATTTCTATATAACAATCAAACTCTGGTAAATAAAAATCTGGGGTGTAAGTTGTCCTAGTCAAATCAAACGTCTTTGATTCATACTCCCATAAAACTCCTGATAAATCCAGCCACTTGGCAAAAAAATAATTCCCAAGAAGACCTAAAATTATTATTTTTATATTTATAATGTTTTATTTTTACTGGAGGGTGGGATAACCTATAACAATGACTACATCTTCCTTTGCCATACTTATATGAAGATATACTTATTTCTTTATTGCAAATTCTACAATAATATTTAGCATTCTCAGTTCTACCATCTATATAATTTGGATTATTTTCTTTAGTATTAGCACAATAATTACACAAACCATTTCCACGAAGTGCGCTTGTATGTCCTATCCCATTACCACAAAACTTACAACAATAAGTAATAAGTCTTTTCTTTTTCTTTTTTACTAATTTAATATTATATTCTTTAAATAATTTATAAATCTGTATATAAGAAACAGATAATGAATCACAAATATCTCTAGTTGTTAAATTTTCTTTATTATAAAGTTTTAATAGTTTGTACTTACTAATATTAAAAGTTCTTACAAATTGTCCTTTAATATTTCTTTTTTTACATATAAAAGGCATGATATATTTATCACCTTTCTTTTAAACTAATTATTTATTAAATAAAGGTATAACGAACCACTAATACAGGTGCTTCTGCGAAAGCACTAGGGTAGGAAGCTGGAACATCCCAATGTGTATTAATATATATATCCGCAGCAGCGCCTAAAGGATTTCCCCCGTTAAGTGCTAATATATTAGGAGCTACACCACCAGCAATTGGTGTACCTACCCAGCTAGCACCTGGAGAACCTGCGGTTGTTACTACTGCTTTAAGCATACTGTCAGCTGGAGTACCCACACCTAAACAATTTAAATTAGCAGTTGCATGAGAATCTGTATCCCAAGCTTCAAATGTTGGTTCACTTGCAGTTGCACCATCAAATGCTAAACAAATAACATATTGATAGTCTCCACTATTTGCCATAGGCATTTCTTTTAGTTCTTGACCAACATCAGAAACATCTAATAAAAATGTATGAGCCACCTCTACTGGTGTTGCTTGAATAATAGTTGCTGCTTCATTTAATTCTGCGGAACTTGGCGTATCACCACCATCAATAACAGCTGCACTACCAGCACTAAAAATAAGCTTATCATTAGCTAAATCCATCTGAATAAAATCAGTTGAGTCTACTACTCTTGTGTTGTCATCCAACGTATGATTACAAAAAATTAAACAATCTGTTGCCATTATTATTTACCTCCCTTTTTATTAATTTCTATAGTTATAAATCACTTTAATCACCACTCCGATAGAATATTATACTAAATATCGACCATCTATTATAATCAGAATCTGGAGAAACTGATTTTAATATACAATTTGAATAAGTATTTCCATTAACTACTAAATCTCCCAAGTCAGAACCAAAGGCTGCTGCTAAGGCATTTAAATATATTTCCAAATCTTTTCTCTTAGTTTTTTTAACCCAACCATGTACAGTAATAGTTTTTACTCCTCCACCCCGCCTCCGAAGTATTGCGCCATCAGCACGTGGAATCTTATGGACCTCTACTTCATTTGCGTGGCTTATTTCAGCCCAACAATGGTCCCCTATGCCTACACCATTAAAATAACCATTACTCATTATTCTAAACTTGCTCCTATTCTACTTTTATTTTTTCTATCAGCTTCTGGTTTGTTAACTTGCCTAGTTACACCCTCTAGGCTAGTTATAATTTTATATAGTTCTGATTTCAATACTTTTATATCATTACTATGAGCTTTAGTCGTACCTGTTACAGCTATTCCAAGTTTTCTTAATACTTCTACTAGAGATTGTGTATCTTCAGATGATTTTCCACTAACAGCCACAATGTCTGCTAGTAAAGGCTCAAATTCTGTTCCTAAAAAACTTCCAATATCTACTAAGCTTCCACCTATCCCTATACTCATACCACCTTTTTCAGCACCACTTATAGGTGCTTCTCCACCTTTTTTACCATTTTTACCCTTTGTACCAAACCAATCAATTTCTCCCATAGCACTTGCTTTTATTTTTATATCTTCTATAGTTTTTCCCCAATCAGCTCTAAATTCCTTATTTAATAATCTCAAAGGCTGTGAAAAAGCTAACATACCCATAGCTGCTAATTTTAGAGTTGGCCCAATACCTCCAATTAGTATAGCTAGACCAGCAAAATACCCTTTAACAATAGATAACTCTGCTATGAAACCTCCTAATTTCCAACCTGCTATTGCAGCTGCAATTATTCCAACTACCCACATAATAGCAACTAAAATAGCTTTCATTACAGCTAAAAGTGTAGCACCTAAACTAATTTTTAATCCGATAGCACCAAATATGGCTTTTAGAGAAATGACCAAGAAAACAATATTAGTAAGACCCCCAAATAATGTTAAAAATCCTGCTGTAATAAGCATAATTGGCCCAATTAATTCTCTAGCATTTTTAGGTAAGGCACTCCAAGCTTTAGATATTAATCCAAATATAGTTACAATTCCTTTTCCTAGTTTAATAATCATATCAAAAGTATTTTTAATTATAGTCCCTAACTCACCTTCTCTTATACTTTCAATAAAACCTACTATTTTTTCTCTTATATTAGAGAAAAAATCTGCAACTTTTTGAGGAGTTAATGTGGCTATCCAATCCTTAAATTTTTTGGATAGTTCTCCTACGACTTCTATGATAGGCTCTAAAGCGCTCCTAACTCCTTTAACTATAGCCTTAAACAAACCCATTCTATTACCTGTATTGACAATACCTACAACAAAATTACGAATAGCAAATATAGAATCAGCTAATGGTTTACGAAACTGCTCAGAAAAAGCTAGACCTAAATCTATAATAGAAGCCATCAAGTCTCTTATTCTCCCTTTAACAGTAGTTCTAAAATTTTGAGACATTCTAAGAGCTGCACCTTCCGAATTTTTTAAAGCATTCTCAAATTTACCTAAATTTTGAGCACCACCTTTCATCAAAGCTATCATACCAGGACCAGCCCTTAAACCAAACATTTCCATTGCCTGTGATGCGTTTATACCTGCCTCATTCAATTGACGAATTATATTTACAAATGGTTTTAATTGACCTTCACCATCAACAAATGATAAATTTAATTCCTTTATTAGCGTTTTAGCCCTACCCGTAGGAGCTAACAACTGAGAAAGTGCTCTTCTTAAGGTTGTACCAGCTCTACTATTACCACAAACAATATTCTTCCCATTTCTTCTAACAATCAAAAGATGATTAGGAACTTCAGCACAATAAATTCTACCATCATAATCTTCCCACTTTTCTATAATATTAGTTCCTAATCGCTTATATCTAAGACTATGTTTTGGAGAATTATACTCTGACTGACAAAATGATGGTGTTAATTGCTTTTTATTAATATAAATTATCCAACCATCTGCCCTAGAATAAACCTTTTTACCATCAATAATATGTTCTTGTCCCTTTTCTATAACTTTCGCATGTTTAGCTCCAAAACCTAATTTTAATAGTACTTCTTCAAAATCATCTCTTAACTTTATAGAGGATGTATAAAGTTTACCATCTTCATCCCCATCACCTTTTCTAAAAGCTTCATATAAAATACTTAAATATTCCCTACCTAAATTTTTTATATTTGTTGGAATATACTTATTGTAACAATTACCAAATTTTGATATATATTTATATAACTGTTGATTAAGAATTATAAACTTATAAGAATCCTTATTACTCTTAATAATATTATAATGAAATGGTAATTTATCTAAACACTTTTTTATACTATCAAAAGTAGAACCCTTATTTTGTGTTATACTAATTCTATAACTACCTTTATTAATATCGCAATGTCCCTCCGATAAATAGTATCCTAAAAATTCTACCCAAATATCCATATCTATTTCAAGTGGTTCTATTTTTTTCGTCCAATTACCTCGATTTTGCTCAAAACCTTCCAAAATAATGGTATTCTTTTTATTACCCGTCCAATTCCCAGTAACAAGATATTCAGACTCTTTACCAAATAGGTCTTCTGCTTTTATTCTTTCGTATTTTGTTCTTCCACGTCTTTTTACATACATCCAATGATTTGGTGTAACTTTTAAATCAATATGTTTATTTTTAACAACATACATTTTTCCTTTATAAGGAGAGTTAACCAAACCAGTTGATTTTTGATATTCTATATCATGAGTATTAGGATTTAACGTAGCAAAGACATCTTCCATTGTTACATCTTGCCACTTTTTAAATCCAGCTATAGTTAAAACTTCAGTTTTATCATCATAACAACCTCTAATTCCAGCATTAGATAAAATACCTATAGCAGCTGCTGTTTCTTCCATTGATAAACCAGCACCAGCAGCAACTGGGGCCACATAACTAAGAGCATTTCCAAGTTCTTCGACGGTTGTATTAGCTTTTGATGAACCCAATGCCAAAATATCAGAAACTTTTGAAGCTTTGTTTGTTTCTAAATTAAAACCTCTTAAAGCAGCAATAACAAAATCAGCTGACCTGGCCAATTCCATATTACCAACGACGGCCAAATCTAAAGTAGGTCGTATAGAATCCATAATCTCACGTGTAGCAAAACCAGCTTTAGCAAGAATCTGCATACCTTCAGCTGCATCAATTGCAGAAAAAAGAGTATCACGTCCAAGAACTCTTGCAGTATTTGTTAAATGAACAAAAGAATCAGAAGTAACATTAGAACTTTCTTTCAAAATTGTAAAAGCTCTTACCATCTCATCCTCAAAATCAGCACCTGCCTTAGCCGTTAATGTAAAGGTAGCGGCCATAGAACCTAAACCTACCTGAAGTGCCCTAATACCAACAGAACTAATTTTTTCAAAAGCACTAGTTACACCACCAGTAAGTCCTTGACTAAGCAAAGACCAGTCACGAATCAAGGAACTTGCTTGTGCTAAATTCGCTCTCAATTTTGAAGTCGAAGCTGTAATATCTACAGTTAGCTCACCAATTTTAATGTCATCCACCCCCAATTAACTTACAATACTATTTCTTTTCTTCCATCTTCTCTAACTCTTTCTTGTCCACCCATAGCTTTAAAATCAGATATACTTAATTCATCCGCAGAAGGATTATTGGTATCCGTACTCTCTTTTATTGCTTTATCTTGTTTTTTATATCGCAATTTTACAGCTTTTAACAAAGATATAATCTGACCTAAATCAAGAGTCCTTATATAATCTATTGTCCAGCCATACTCAGAAGCCAAAATATCAACAACTTCGGCCCAGTTTATATCTAGAGGGTTTTTTACCACTATTAATACCTCCTTTTACAAGGATAACCTTATTACCTATAATAATAGGACTATCCCAATTACTTATTCACATGAATATTTTTCTGACCAACTAAAACTTTTATAATTTCCTGTAAGTCAACTAAGTCAACCAATTTACCTACCTCTGACTCCTTAACATCATTTTGACCTTTGATAGCAACATAAGCTAATTTCTTCATATCTTTAAATAAAGATATATCTATATCCTTTTCTTTATTTTCTAGCTTAATAACAATAGGCCATATTTCTATTAAGTCATCAATCGGTAATGGGCTAACTTCATACTCCTTACCATCTCTTAATGTTAGCTTTACAGATTTTCTTGCAATAACATTTTCATTCGCCATTGACTTATCCTCCTTTATTTAGCAATATTTAAGACTCGGATATTATTAAACTTCCGTGTCTTTCTTTCTCCATTCTAGTCTAGTAGCCACAAAACCATTCTGTGAAGACGTAATTTCAGCTGAAACCAAAACCATATTAGTTAAAGTAACAACAATACCACCACTATGAGCGCCAGCTTCAAGTTCTAGTGTTTCGGCAACACCAAAAACAGGTTCTGTTGCACCATAGTCAGCAGTCTCCGCAGTAATAACTAAAGATTGGTCTCCAGGAACAATATCTAAAGGATATCTATAATCTCCAGCTCTAAACTCTTGGGGATTACCGTCATACCTAACTGTAATACCTGTACAAACTCCTACATAGCTTAAATCTCCTCTTTTAATCCGACCAACTGAGAATTTTCTTGTACCCATTTCTCTTACACCTCCTCTAAAATTAATTTATATAAATATTAATTAGACACCAACTGCTAATACAATTACATGGTCACTTACACAAGTCACATCATCTATAGTAATAACATTAGTAGCTAATTCTGCAATTGTAAAGTCAGTACCAGTTGCTAAATCAATAACCTTTGCAGCATTCACAGTAGTAAGCTCGTCAACTGTAATAGTATCTGCATCACTGATTTCTGAAATTTCCAATGTTACATGCTTCTTTAACATCGTAATATCTTGTCCTTGACCACTTTTAATTACATTATAAGTTTTATCAGCCATTTTTCCTTACACCTCCTTTATAAGATTTGATATTAACAATCTCCTCCATAACCTTCCATAACTACTTCAAATGAAAGCACCTTATGAAATGTTTGTAAGTCGTCTTCCCATAGTTCAACGCCATTCTCTTTCCATAGTTGATATACCCTTGGGTCATTAGTTAAGTAGGATTTCTTATCAATATTTAATAAAATTTGTTTTGCTATTTTGTTAGCAATAGTAACTTTCTCTGAACCTTTAGTCCAAATATGTATTCTTAATTCGGGACGATAATCATTTGTAAGTGAATCAGTTGGGCCATCTTCATCATCAATAACTATCTGCGGATAGTCATTTTCAGTATTACCAACAGGTTTATAAGCCATATAAACTCTGCTACTAACATAGGCAGTAATCGTATCATCAGCTAAAATCTCGTCTCTTATTAGTTTTATCAAATCAAGCATTACATAAACCTCTCAACTAAATTACCTTTATATTCTGACTGCATCATAGCATCATGTACAGCTTTACCTAATTTTTCAACAATCTGCATTTTATTTTTATTAAAAGCTGGTCTCATAAATGGATGCGCTGCGTGTCTCATTGTATTATGGGTTACTATATGATTAGAAATAAAACTTTCATCACCATCTACACTAAGATTATAACATTTTCGCCTTCCCCATGGAGAAACTTTTATTTTAACAATTTTATCAAATCTAAACTTTAAATTTCTTCCGCAAATAGCGGTACTACCCATTTCCCAAAGTTCTATCTTTTTACTAAACTTTTTTTCTAATCTTTTATAGCTATTCTCATCTATTAATAAAAAATGTCCCTTGTTCAATTTTTTAAATTCTTTCATCTTGTTAATAGCTTTTTCTGTTAGATAACCCCTAATCTCAACATAACATTTTTTTCTACCTACTTTTATTAAAAAATCTGGCCTATAAGTTGTATTTAACGCAGATAACTCAAATGATTCTGGTTCGTATTCCCAATCTATATTTTTATAATTTAAAATTCGAGCTATATTAGCTTCCCAAGTTGAACGAACTCTCAAATTCAAGTCTTCTCTATAACCTATCTCACTATAATAGTATTGCCTTATCTTATTAAACATAGGATTTCCATTACCTCTAAATCTTTTACTCATGCTCTCTTTAAATTCCTCAGAATGTAAATTTGGATGCTTTTTTCCAAAATTAGGATTTCCTTCTCCAAACATATCTTTTTTCTTACATTCAGCACTACAATATCTATCTTCGGTAATTATATAATTTTCTCGATGCTCATACCGTTTCACCCATTTTCCGCATATTTTACAGGTAATTATAATCATATTTCCTTTTTTATATTCATTTTCACATTTTTTATCACAATAAAAATTTTTATTAATAGAATGATGCTTAATGTAAGTTTCAGAAATCATTAAATCTTTACCGCAATTTTGACACTTAAATTTCCTAAATTTAGGTTTTTTGTTTAATTTATAGCATTCCTGGTCACAAAAAAATACTTTAGTTATATTCTGATTATAAACACTATTAGAAATAATTTTTGTTTTACCACAATAACCACAAAACACTTCGTATTTTTTAGCTGGCTCTTTTACAAAGTTAGCATAATGAAAAGCTGGTAAATCATTATAAACAACTTGAACTTTATCCTTCTTTTTTATATTGTCTGCTCTAACCCAACCTCTATCAGTCATTATTGGATGATTCCCAGTAACAGTCACTTTATATCCTTTTTCCGTTTTTATAGTATAAATCATTCCTAAATCCATTTTTTTATCTTTATTAAATATATGAGTAGCTGTTACTTTTTTCCAATTATTTAAATGTGTTAATACTTTATCACCAACTCTAACATTTTTTAAAGCCGTCCAACCCCTTTTAGTAAGTATCCTAACATTCTTAGATAAAAAACATCCATACTCTTGAAATACAGAATACTTAGCTCTAGAATGTATACGACCAATGACAACTATACCTCTGGAAATCTTTATAATTTTACCAGTAATATGTTTCTGCAAATAGGTTGTATCAACTGGAGCAAACTCTCTAGCATCGTCAACAAAATCAGCAACAATTTCTTTCATCTTTTGCTCAAGTTCAGAAAAAGTTCTACTTCCAAATACTCTAATATTGTTTATTGTTTCTTCCGTACCTTTTATTTTTGTTTTTACATCCATATTTATTCCCATCCAAAATATATATTATAAATTATCCGTTCTTCTACAAAGGCACTCACGATGATGTAAAGTACTTCTACCAAATAAGTCATCAACTAATAGCACCTGATATTCTCTAGTACCTAACGTTATAATATCATTTTCCCTTATATCAATATCTGGACAAACAAAAACTTTAAAAGTCGCATAAACTTCCCCACCTTGCGTTTTAACAACATAACCAGACTCACTACCTTGCTTTATTGGGTCAATTCTTACTTTTAAGGCCGTTTCAATAACTGGTGCTGTTGGATATGTTAAAACAATCTCACCATATTCATTTACTTTTTTTACTGCCTCATCTGTATCATGGGGCCTTTTTAAAATAACTGTCTGATTCAATAACGCATTATAGCCAGAATCACAAGGTGACTGTACAATCGCTTGTACCGTAAATTGAGAAAATAATTTCTTTAAGCCATCAGCCATTAAGCTACCTTTATCCTTCTATCAATAATGTCCAAACTAGGTTTTCCTGTTCTTGTATCTACTTTAAGAACTAACCAATTATTATTACCTATATTTTTAAATATTTTTCTAGCAATCATTTCACTAATATCTGAACCTACTTGCAATATATAATCATCTTCTTGCCAAAATATTGACTTTCTTCCCTTTTTTGTAGATAATGTGTAAAGATTACCTTTTTCTGTCTGAATTTGCAAAGATGTTATGTCTATGGACCAGCTTTTCCTAAAAGAAATTTCAGGACTATTCCATTCGGAAGTCACTGTATTTCCATCAATTTTGTGCATTAACCACCTTAGTTTCATTAAAAAATCCTCACAGGCTTACACAAATAGACTATGAGGTACTTAAAAAGTCCCTTACTGATTGGTCCACTTGTGGCCTATTTTTACCTAACCCAAATGTTATCAATAACTTGTGATTAGATAAGCCCAAATATGACATAAATTAAAACTCTCTACTATTATTATACAACAAAAACAGGTAAATTATTTATTTATTTTTAAAAATTTAAGAAGTATATGAATATTTCATCAAAAAATCATAAAAGCGAACACCTGGAATATCGACAGTATATGGAACAGCTATTTTTAACTTAATCTTAGCCTCTCCACTAACACCTATATCATCGGGATTTGAGCCACCCGCACCAGAATCATCTAAAGGTACTGCATTTGCCTCTAAATCCATCTGACCACTTTTTAAATTGTACTCATAAGTATCATCATGGTCAACATCTATTAAAAAACCTTTACCAGCATCGACATCTCCCCATGCTTTTAATTCATCTAAATCTAAAGCAGCTGTCTGCGCTCCATCATAAGTTCCAGTAAACTGCTGACAATAAAAGGCACAGTCAGTTATTTCATTGTCCCCATCATGCCTTATATAAACATCTTCAGGTTGAGTTTCTTTACCATTTGCTATACTACCATGATTAATACCAGAATTAGCACCTTTTAAAACATCCACAATTTCCTGTCCACTAGAAACTCTACTAAAAGTAATAGCTACTACCATTACACAGCCCTCATTTTTCTAGTCCTATATACTCTCAAAACATTCTTAACACTAAGTACATCTTCTTCTAGCCTGTCTGATACTTTTTGTGCCTCGTCAACCTTATCTTGAATAGAGCTTTGACTTCCTTCTTTATATCGGTATTCTCCAATTTGCTCTTCAGTAACATTCCCAAACTTTAATTCACCAGAATTAACAAGACTAGTAAAAGCAATATTTGAAGTTATTACCATTGCTACCCACTCAATTTCTCTAGGAATAGTAACATTACCATATGAATACGAAACAGACACTTTCTGCCTACCATAAATAAAAGCACCCACATTATAAATATTTCCTTGAAAATCATCTGCCAATTTTATTATACCTTCTTCTAAATAAACTAAATAATCTGCCGTATCCATAACATCACCATCATTCTTAACTTCGGTTACTTCAGTAAGAGGAAATTGGTCTACAAATAACTCATTTTGACCTTGTTTTTCAATATCATATTTTTCGTCAGTGACGGTCTTCGTATAAAAAATCCTATTAGTATATAAATCAATATATCTACTTGCCATGTCTATCCAATCTTCACTGATAGTACTAGCCTCAACACCTAAATAAGCTGCTACTTTTGCTTTAGTAGTATATAAATTTCCAGTAATGGCTGGTGCGCTAGTTCCACTTGCTATAACTTTTATACTCTCATTACCTTCCGCATATTCACCATCAATTATTGCTGAATATTCTACAGTGTATTCTCCTAAATAGGCATCAGAAGGAACATTCCATTTATAATAATATAAAGTCTCTGTTGCTAAAATTAAAGCAACTTCATTTACATCTGTAATAAGAACATCAGAATCATTCACATGCCTAATTGTAATTTTTTGGTCTACAACAGATGCTGGTTCTTTATTTTCTAAAGTAAGAAAATTAGTGTATAATGTACATTCTTGCTCTCTTTCATATGATTCCATAATTTATCTCCTTTTTAATCCCATGAAATTCCTGTAGCGTGTAGTTTAAGGTCTTTTTCGTTTAAAGTTTCAATTTTATATTCCATAGTTGTACCTACTGGTTGACCTGATATGTCTAGTGTTGCTGCAAGTATTTGCTTACTTGAATCATAATTTCCTTCATCTACTAATACTGCGGTGGTCCAAGTAGTACCACCGTCTCTTGATACTTTTGCAATCAAATCTGTATTTAATGTAACTGAATCTACGTCCTCTTCTAGGAGGACTATTCTAGCAGAGTCTGGTTGAGCCTCGGCTGTAAAACTATCTGATATTAAGGTCATGTTATTTTTTTGTAAACTATGCTCTCCTGTTGGTAC